CAAACCCACAGTGAAGGATGCTCATCGAATATGTTGTAACGCACATACCACCAGTTGTTTCCGATCCAACGAGGATGCCCCTCAGCTTTTTTGTTGCAGGTATCACAGCAGAATTCCATCCCTGTGTGCTTTTCCTCTCTAGTGCGAGTGAATTTCATGAGAGATCATCTCCCGAACCGTGAGCTATTGGAAAACCGCCTTCTACCATCCCTGTAAGTGTCAATTGAGTGTTCCTCGTAATCCTCGTCTAGTGTTATGTTGATTATGCCGTGCCTAGATCTGCGGGCAACGACTCCGTCAAGCTTCACCCATCGGGTCTTTCCGTCCGTGGTTTCCCTGATGTATACGGTCTTATTCGTCCATGTATAGGCCATTAGTACGTCCTCCTGTCCAAAAGGGTGTATAGATCCGTCAAAACATCTCGTATAGCTCTCAATTCACTGGCAATCATCACAAATCCGGGTTCGTTATCTCCCATAATTTAGCTCAGATCATGCTTTACTTATAATATTAATGTGCAATATCACTAATATTAACCGGAAAAGGGGTAGGCCGTGCGAGATCGCGCAGCGATTTCGCCGGTCTACGCCTACTACTTCGTGTCTCCGAGCTAGCCTCACGGCTGGGATAACTAGCCCTTCCACTGAGCGAGGGGATATGAAGATTGGCCCCCGTCCGGGGGTGCAAGCACCCCCACGGCGGCAATTCAAGATCTCAAGCTACGAATTGTATACAAGACGTACAGGGAGAGTTGTATACAATCCCGTAGCTACGATCATAAACCGACAATGCCGGAGCTGAAATAATGGCAAAAAACGCATTCTTTATCAGAGCAAAAGTAACGCCCGGAAATTCGGGAACATACGTCGAAAGTGAGATCGACTTGGGATCCTATACCAATCTTGGATCAAGCAAGCCCGAAGTGTTGAGAATACACAACATCCGAGCTGCAATGACTAACAACGGTGGCGAAGTTCCAGAGATGACAACCAACACCGCTGACGTTTCTTCTTGGCAACTATGCACCCAAAGCAAGACCGGCCTAGTCCTAATGACCGACGACGCCTTTGTTGCTGGTGGAAGGGGAGCATTTCGCAACCCAGATGGATCAGACAACGCACCAACTCAAGTGATGGAAGAGCAAGTTCTACCACAGGATTTCACCGCTGGTTACGTCGTCGCTGTACCTTCGCTATTCTTGGGAGCTACAGCAGGTACGGATTTCACCGAGGCTGTCAACTACTCCGTGATTCTTGAATGCACGACCGAGCCAATGAGCAAGGCCAACGCTGTCGCCCTAGCTATCTCTCAGCAGTGATAGCCTATGGCTGAAGTGCGCCTCACTATGGAAGAGTATCAGGCTCTCTTACGTCTTCAGAGTTCTGAGAGGGAATCTGAAGGAGCACGCCTCTCAGCTCGGAGATCTAAGCCAAAGAGAAAGGGGAAAAAGGATCCCAAGATGGCTCGCGCTCTGAGGAAGGCTAACGCAATGGGTAGGAAGAAGTCTGGCGGATACAAGAAAGGGTGGTCGCAGGGTAAGATCATGAAGAAGGCTCACCAGCTCAGGAGGAAAATGGGATGAAGCGGATTGGTACTCACATTAGCAGAGGGCAAATCACTACGGCGGATTCTGGAGGAGAGAGGATACAACTCTTCGATGGAAGGTTTGACACTGGCTACAGGGTGACTAGGTTTGAGATCAGCTTTGCCAACCGTGAGTCTACCAGCTCCAAAATAGCTAGCGGCAAATTAACCACAGAACCCGCAACTGACAATCTCACCTGGGATTGGTCGGATGTCACGGAGATCGCATGGGCATGGGCGGCTTCAGACTCAAATGGGATATCTGTTGCCAATCCTCATACGGTAATAGATCGTGAAAACATGCTAGTGGAGGATGTGTACATCAATGTCTATTCTTACGCGGGCACCGAGACTGTCAATTATCTAATTGAATTTGAGAAATACGATTTCTCCGCCTATGATGGAGCTGGTTTCCTAATCAAGAATCTGTCACAGGCGGGTCCACAATGAGTGATGACCCTATTGCGAGCGATCCTGTATTGCTGTATACTTGGACCCGGATCGTTATTGCTCTTGTTGGGATACTTGCTTTCGCGGTAGGAATGGATTTTGATTTCTCCCAAGTCACTGTCTAGATCTCAAGCTACGAATTGTATACAATTCGTACAGGGAGAGGTGTATACAATTCGTTAGCTAAGATCCTGAATGACCCTCCAAGTAGGGGGTGAAGGGTCATCGAAGGCCTAGGATCTGTCTCCACCAAGGCCTTTTCTTAACGGGGAAGTCTCTAGCTCCCGCAAGCTGTCTCACTCTTTCCATCAAAGCCTCTTGGGATTCAACCAAATCAGCCACATCCCCGGACAGGAACCAGACAATCGCATCATTGACAACCTTGGATCTAGAGATATTCTTCTTCCAGTTGTCCGAAGCCCTGCAATAATTTTCCAGAATCTCAACAGTTCTCATTTCTAGGGAGAATGACTTGATGACCTTTGGGCTCATTCCAAATCCTCCTTGCATTCTGGGCAAACCCACAGTGAAGGATGCTCATCGAATATGTTGTAACGCACATACCACCAGTTGTTTCCGATCCAACGAGGATGCCCCTCAGCTTTTTTGTTGCAGGTATCACAGCAGAATTCCATCCCTGTGTGCTTTTCCTCTCTAGTG